GTTATATCAACCTATGGGAAGTAATACCAGAGGATAAACATTCAAAACTTGCTAACCTGATATGGGAAGCACTTGATGATGAGGGCATTACATTAACACAAGATGCAGAATTAAACATTAGGGTGTATGACAGTTATAATAGTGTCACACACTTTGACCAGTAGCATGAAAAATATGTAATACTAATAATATACAAATCAATTAAACATCATGGACAGATTTCAAAAGAGAATCATCAAAGCAATCAACCACAGAGAAAGTTGCAGTTTAAGAAACAACACTATGATGCATAACTCACATGATACAGGCAACGAGTTTACTGGCAAGTTATTTGTAAATGACCAAGAAATTGCAACCATTTACTACACACACGCATGGCACGATTCTAGCAGAAATTTACATGGTGGCACATTACTCTATAGTGACTTTGACCATAAAGGAAAAGAGGACTATGCATATATCAGAGCGATAGAAAACGATAAATGGGAGATAGATGAAATCTCATTTAACGAAACAGCGATTAATAGAGTATTGGGAAGCAATGCAGTAAGATACCGTAATCTCTTAACTAAGCACTTTGGAGGGCAAGGTGTCAAGATTAAAAACGTAAAATATGTGACAGTTTAATTACTGTCACACTACTTTCCCAGTAGCATCAAATCCACACTATAATAAGAGTAATTAAACAAACATCATGGATTACAAAAAAGGTCAATGCATTGAAATCACCAACTCACAATATGAGTATCTCTACGACTTGGTGATGACAGCATACGAATTAGATTTCCCACAGCAAAAGGGGTGGGATATGCAAACTTTCGATAATCTCGTTGATAATGTATGTCAAGCAAAAGAGACATACCTATCAAACACAGTAAGGGGAGTGTAAGACAATGGAAGCATATGAAATCATTTTTGAGGATTTAGTCTCACAACTACAGGAAGCAGGATTTGAAATTAATGAAAATGCTCTATATGTATGCAACATTAGGGCAACTCAAATTGCATGGGGTGAGTATAGGGAGAGAGCAAACCAAGTTTATCAGGGAGCATAATGACAATTAAGGAAGAGATTTTCGACCAAATCGAAGAGTTGAATTGCAGTCTCAGAGAATTAACTGATTATGAGTTAGTTGACTGTAGGCAAGCATTAATCAACAGAACTAACATATTAATGGGATTAATGGAAGAATTGGGTGACAGTTAGATTACTGTCACACACTTTCCCCAGTTGCATGAAATCTCATGTATTATAATAATATAAATCAAATAACTAAGAAACATGAAAAAAGTCAATCCAAACAAAACTTACAATTTGACATTTGTAAAGGGGAGACCATCAACTCTAGTGAAGGGTAGAGTAATTAATAACTGTATTGAAAAGGCATGGAGCGATTTGTATTTTGGTGTAGATACAGCAACCATTGACCCAGTTGAAGCAGAGGAAAAAATGCAAGTGGAGACACTTAAGCATATTTACAGATATGTGCAGGCACACCTATAAGTGTGCCAATAATAATATCGTCACACACTTTCCCCAGTAGCATTAATTAATCGCTATTATACTAATATAAATCAATTTTCAAAATCATGTTTGATTACAAAATCGTTGCTTACAACAAACTTGGTAAAGTCCAAGAAACAGAAAACCTTTATTGCTCACCTGATGAAATTGATGATGTAATGTTTACATTATCAGAGCAATATGGATATGCGGAAGCATATGACACAATGGATACTCATATGGGTGAGTATGGTGAAAGACCTCTTTCACTTGGTAAAAGGAGATTTTTCTAAAAGTGTGACAGTAGAGGAAGTGGCACATAACCGCTTCCCTACGGTCTAAAATCCATTATAATAAGAGTAACAAACAAACAAAGGAGAATTTCCCAAAATGCGTAAAATCGAAAGACAAATGAATCAGGCAATCAGAAGCGGTAAAAACTTCACTTCTTCTAACACAGCAGTTAGACATGGTTTCGAGGGCGAAGCAGATGTTTATTTACATGGTAACCACATTGCAACAGTTAAAAGCAATTCAATCATCATCAAAGATGGCGGTTGGCAGTCAAACACCACTAAGTCACGCTTAAACGCTCTTCTTTATGAATTCTCATATGGCATGAGAGTATTTCAGAAAAACTTTGAATGGTTTGTAGGTTACAAAAACGTAACAGAGGATTTCGTCTCAGGCATGGAATTAGCGATAGACTAATTCCCCTATCCTCGCATACGAGACGCCAAATTTTTTATATAGGCATTACTCTTAATTAGACCACGCAAAGGGGTTAGGATAGAGTAAGTAAGACCTATAACAACATTATCTAAACAGCATGGAAACAGCAAACCAACTTCCCCAAAAACTCGCAAGTCTCTTAGATTTGTATGATAGCGGAAGGTTACCCGCAGACCTCGAAATTGAAATGTGTCAGTATCTAATAGACACAGATTTAAGCGAGGTATTTACACAGTATCAGCAACTATGCGATAGGTATGTATTAGAGGGATTATGCTATGAAGTAGGATTTTCTACTGATAAATAAATGGTCAAATAAATATAGTAGTGAGTCGTATAAGTCTCGCAGTTGTTGTTGTCTTAGAGGGTAACACAGCGAAGTTTTTTTGTCAAGCACATGACAGGAAACTGTAACATCTCAGTCCCTGCCTGCCTTTGCTTGCCCTTTGCCCGTTTATGCTCTATAATATGCCCGTTAATGCCTAACCGCCTGACATGGGTAACACTAAGAAATTCAACGAGAAACACTATCACAGCAACAACAAATCTTTAAGGGATAAAAGGGAGCAATCCAACAGAGTGCGGAGAGAGTACGGAGACAGACCACACTACACACGCAAAGACCAAAAACCCCACTAATGCATACCCGAATCCAACTGTTGACACCCACCCCAGTAGATGTTATAATATTCAGTAAAGGGAGGAAATTCTATTGGAAATTTAACTACGAGGGTATGCATACATGGGGAGCATTTAAGAGTTATTCCTTAGCACTCCAGGATGCAAGACAGCATAGCACACAGAGGGAGCAGAGCAACCACTCATGTGACAGTTAGAGAGGTGGCACAGTATATGCAGTATTTCGTGCTATTTGTGTTATATTATGCCCCCTATATTAAAAACGCTTACTACCCTAACCTACAAAAGTATCCCAAAGCGAGACTTTTATTCTATCCATATTAAAAAAATTTTCCAATATAAAAACTGTCCACAGGGGTTGCGTATATGCTGCCCCTTTGTTATAATAGAAGTATGAATGAAAGAGAAACAGAGTATCTCGCCCTGAGAGATACATACAAACACCTTGTAGGTAAGAGATGGACTGGTAGCAGACTATTTGGTTGCTATGAGATTATCCGTGACTACTATAAGGAATACCTTGACAGAGACCTCATAGACTTTAATGCTAGAAAGGTATATCAGTTTACTGATGATGCTATTAATGAGTCAGATGGTAAATGGATATACAGAAAGGATTGGGGTTGTGATGATGGTGGTATTGACTTGTCAATTCTAGAGAAGAATGATATACTATTGTTTAGACTATACACTAACCCTCTAGGTGGTGGTTATACAGCACCTAAGAATCAATCACCTAATCATGGTGGTGTTTACTTAGGTAATGGGTTTATGCTTCATCATCCTTATAATGGATTGAGTGAGATTGAAGACCTACTTGACACTGGTGTGCAAGCATATCAAATTAGTTGTGTAGGTGCAATTCGAGGAAACGCTACATAAGGTGTAGCAACTACAAGAAGTATGAAACGATACACTCTTGATATCCTCGAGGATGACGACTTAAATGCCTACATAAACATTCCTGAGGAGCTTATGAGTGAAGCAGGATGGTTAGTAGGAGACAAGTTAGAGTATGAAGAAGACCTAGACGGAAACATTATCTTAAAACGCTCAAATGAAATGTGAAGTAAGACTATACGTAGCAGGCACTGTATTTAAGGAAGAGGTGCATGCACGAGACTATGACGAGGCAAGAGAGGTAGCTCTAGCCCGAAACCCTAATGCTACGGTGTTAGGTGTAACTGCAGTATTCTAAAAAAATCGCGAATGGAAAAAAATGGCGTCCCCGAGTTTAAAAGTGAGACGGAAGCAATCGCTTGGTCTCTGACTCAACTAAGTGAAGCAGTAAAAAATTTAGCGTCTCGCATCTCGATACTAGAGACGGCTTTCAATAAGTTACCTCCACCTGGTGCTGATATGGTAAAGTATAAGATACCTGGTAGTGACGACTATAGCAATCTTAAGGAGTTGTTTGATAATCTATATGAGAGACTAAATAAATTGGAAGAGGAGCACCCAACCGAGCGATACTGGTCAAGCAATGGCGGCATTCATACAGGAGACAGGTAGAAGTTTTCCTAATCCTATAGGGCAATCAACATATAAGCAAACGTTTAAGCGTCCTGCTAGTGGTAAGTATCGTTCTCATGGCGACCACAGTGGACCTGGCACAGATTATCAGATAACATTTCAAAATAGTGGAGCGGGTAGTAATCCACTAGGACAAGACATAGTCCATTACATAGGAGCGTCTAGGACGGTTGCCTGTGTCGATTATTGTGACTTCGGTAGACAAGGTATATACAGATGGTATCGTCCTACTAAGAGAGACCACCATTATAGTGACGAGCCAGGTTTAGTAAAGGAAGACTTCGGTAATGAGAATGAATCGTGGCAGGAAGTAGCACAGGGATATAACGCACAACCTCGTAGTGGTAAACCTGTGATGTGGGTAATGTCAAAACAGGTGACGAATAGTCAACCACTTAAGATGTATTACTCTTATTGGCCTGATGATACTATCCTAACAGTGGGTAGTGCCACTCCATCGGCAGTAGGAGAGGGTAGAGACCAGTATAAGTTTATAAGGACTATAGGATATGTGTTTACAAATGAGTCTGATGCTCTTGATTTTAAAGACCCTAACGAAGATGCAGTCCCTATCTACCATTATAAGTGGCAAGACCCCAATGGAGTGACGTATGGAGAGGACATAGACAACTTCTATACCATTGACCCTGCTAATGAAGTCAATCTATCAGGTGGGCCCATTTCTCCAAAGGCAAGTTTAGACGGTGAGTATGTGTATCAGGGCATCATAGGGTATTGTTTTACCAAGGATAGTCCCGTTGCACCCGTAGAGAGTGTCAATGATGGTAGTAGAATAGGTCCTACAGGTAACGGTTTTGATAGAAGTGGGTGGTATGCTTACAATAATAACCGTTTTGGTAGCGGAAGATACTCAGGAGGTCCCGCATATAGTTACGATAACTACAGAATGTTTGACCCAGTGTCATATCCTGGCTTTAATGGAGCAAATCCTGGTACACCTGGTCTAGGAGGATGGGGTAATGGCATCGATGGTGTGGAAATACTTGATGCCAATGCTAACTTTGAGTGGTTTTATGGACTGAATGGTGCGACAAAAGCAGCAGTGCCACGTTACTTGGGGTTTGAAGACTCCTATGACACACAATTCATGTATTATTTGTATGATACGACCTATCCTTGGAATGGTCCTATCTTCTCATGTCAGTATGTACTCAATAATGCACCTTGTTGTCCTACTAATAGTAACCAACCATGCGTCCCTTCCTACTCATTTCACTCACACTTCTACGAAATACGTCAAGATTCATGGTTAACTAGCGAAACACGTATCAAAATCAACGATGGAGACGAGGATACTAACGCTTGCTTCTTTGAAATAGACACAAAAACGAAAAGAATACTGTTTAGATACACTACTAACAACGGAAATGCGTTTGAGAGAGGTCAAAAACTCAACGGATGGGACTTAACTGCTGTATATTACTTCGGTGACAAGCTCAAATGTGGTCTAATGGAGCTCAGTGGCAACGGAAATGACTTTACATACGGTCAAAGTATCACTTCTGAGACAGGAGCGGGTGCATTAGTGATGGCAGGGCGCGGAATTCCCAACAAAGCTGCGTTTTGTGGGGTGTATGAGTTTCCAAAACGCATATCTTACTACAAAGTAGAGGTAGACCCCAACGCACTTATACCTCATCGCACGCTAGACGAGGCAAAATTGAAGGCAATAGTGAATAATAAAGGGGAAATTGTAAAAATTAAGATAATCAATGGCGGGCTTGGGTATAAAAACCCGACTCTTAAGGTAATTGACCCGCGTGTCATGGATGATTTCTCCGCATCTGACACTTCTAAGTTTGTAAAGAAGTGGTCACCTAAGATGAATGAGGATTGGAAGAAGGCAATTCCCGCTCCATCGTCAAAAGATGAGAATCAAGAGCACATAGAAAACACATATGGTATCTTTAACATCAAAGATAGGAAGAAACAAGGCACAACTAAGAATAAAGAGAAGCAAGTCTTTAGAGAAGCGGAGATAGAAATCACTAGAGTCGACTCATTAGGGTCTATTAGGTCTGTGCGTATCATAGATGGAGGGTCTGGATACAACCAAAGTAACCTACCAGAGGTTTTTATCAACGACCCAGAGCAAATGAAGTTTAAATCACCTACTACAGACAGTGGTGAGGCAACGATTGAGAATATGGGAAGGGAGATGGCAGACGCATTTGATGGTGTGGGAGACTATGTGCCTGATATTTCCTCTTCTGAGGGTGATAACAGGTCTGGAATCACAGGGTCATTGAATGAAGTAACACAAGGAAAGGAGATAACAGTCCCAGATAGTTACATTCGCATCGCTGAGGACTCTCTAGACACCACCAGTCACTGTTTTAACATCAAGCAGGACTGTATTAACATAGATGCATCTGCTATGGTGTCTACTGCAATGCCAGATGAGGAGGCATTCTCTGTTGTAAGTCAGGTATCGCCAGGTATTGCTAAGTTTGAAAAGGAATCTATGTCCCAAGTATACCAAACTACTAAGGAAGTAGACGTATACAACCAAGATAACTCACATGTGTATGGTGCATTCGGTAAATCTAACTGCATCAAGACTGGTCAACCTAAGTTATACAACATTACTAGGTGGTTTGATATGCCATGTGCGTATCTTGATGCGGGTAGTGAGAAGAATTTAACTCAGACTCTACCTAATATCGAGAAAGTGAAGAGGGGCGGTAGTAGGACTGCAGCAGATACAGAGAAAGCGTATGGTTATATGCCCTATAAGTATTGTGCATCCAATGCAGAGTCTGCGTCATTCAAGGTATCACTGGAAATCAAGGGTAAAACCATAGGTGCACAGGGTGAAGCATTCATGAATTTCTTCAAGAAGCAGACTAAACCCATTCTTATGCCAAGAAGGAAAGTGCCTAAGAGTAATGCAAGCGGAAATGCTAAGGTATGGAATTGTAATGATGGCACTGTAGAAGGAAGATGCTATCGTAACCCTGCTAACTCTGCGGATATTATCTTCATTCCTATAGGAGGAGATGAAAATACGTATGACTATAACTCCGCAGGAGGATTCAGTGAGGTAGGACAGCTACAGTTGTGGATGGGTAGTAACGTAACAGGCACAACTTCTTCCTCAACTAACAATATAGGAAGCGGTGGTAACATATCGTATAACGCACTGAATGTAAACTGCGGCTCATATCCTGGCGCGGAGTGTTGGGACACCTATACACGCGGAAGCGGTAACACTACAGGACCGTTAACTGTGTATTCTGGATATGACGCAAACGGAAACGGAATCACTGGGCAGAGATGGTGGGAGATAACTGCGTTTGGTCGCAGTAACCCATGGTGCACAAGTTGCACTAGCGGTAACTTCAGTGGTCAAGGTGTTGGATTGACATTCGTGAATGATGTATCAGTTGCGGTCAACCCTCAGCGTGTAGATGAAAACAATAATATGCGTTTAGGACCGTATGATGGTAATATGACTGTAAGGAATTACTTGACTGGTAGCACTACCGCATTGGGAAGAGCGTTAAATAACAATGGTAACCCCTTCTTTGATGAGTGTAGTCAGGAAGTCCCGCAAGGAAGACCTTACAATGTAGGAAATAGCATACACGGAGATTTTGATTAGTGGCATTTGGATTTTTAAAACCAGTTACTTCTCTAAACGGACTGCCTGATAGTGGTCACGGTCTCTGTTTACCCTCTACTGTGCACTCAGTGCAGGCTTGCGGTAGTCCCCCAATACCTTATCCTATTATAATTAAGAATAAGACGTGTTGGTGGCCACCTCAACCGCTAATACCTATCTTCCCCATTACGCCAGACCGCGCAATGGTGTTGGTAAACAGGATTCCTGTTATGGTATTTGGTGATATATTCACACCACACATAGCCGTATGCACAAATATAATAATCTATATGTGTCCTTGCGGTAAAGGGGTATGTCCTATACCAACTCCAATCCCTTGTGGACTATTAACCATAGAAGACAATGGTGGAATTGGTCATATCCGAGTCTGTAACGCAACAACGCTTACAGTCTTCGCTCACAAACGTCCATTAGCACGTATACTAGACCCGCTAGGTGTCGGAGTACCTGGTTTCTCCTTACCTTGCTTCTCAGTTATTGCATTTGGACACCCAACTGTGTTAGCATCTTAATTATTAACTCTTTTTTATGGCAAAGAAAACTGGAATGATGGGCTCATCTTACTATGTTGAGTCAATACCGAAAAAAACTCGTCAAGGACGAGGTCAACACACAAAATATTCAGCGACAAGTAGAAATAAAGCGAAAAAAAGATATCGTGGGCAAGGACGTTGAGTTTTTTAGTCCATAATTTACCTCCAAGAGAGGTTTTTGTGAGAAAGGAGTATCTCTATGACCTAAAAAAGGGTCATGGAGACCTTACTCCTGGCATTTGGATATCTGTTAAGAGCGTAGAAGCGAAAGCTTTGTATTTTGAGACGCTTTTAACCGAGTATGGAGCACTTTTTGATAAATTACCACTAAGTGCATTCGTCTGGAAGACCGATTATGGCGATTTACTGCCTTTAGACACCCTTCAACTGTGGGATTGCTTCGATTACAACATCACAGTCATCGAAAAACCTCTTTTAGGTCGTTGCTCCTTCTTTGGAAAGGACAAAAAGATGCATGCGGGTGAATATTTGTTTACTATTGACTCATGTCATAGTGAAAATTCTACTCTAGACACTAATTTTAGTGAATATGACCCAGAACACAAGTCATTTAACATCATACAACTTGATAATGGTCAATTTGCTGCTCAACCTAACAATAGAATCATCTGGAAAGACATGAGTTTGATTCCAGAGAAGACTAAGATGCCTGATTTTAATGTTTGTAGTCAAAACTATAGAGTAGAAACATCTGATAAGTGGTCAGTGGGTCATTCTGATGAATGGATGTATAAGACAGACGAAGAAAAAAATTCGGAAAACCCGCTAAATAGATAGTAGCAACAAAATTGGAGAATTATGGTGGTCAAAGTAGACCGAGCAGAGTGGTTTGTTGCTGAGGGTAAAAGGTTAATCACCGACTACCCAAGCGATAAATATTCCACAAAAGGTTGTAAATGCCGAGCTACAGATTCAGAGCAGAAAAATATGTCAGTAGAGGTTTCAAGGACTTAGCAGTCTCATTCAATGAAAACCCTTCTACTAAAGATTTTGGTGCTGTGAAAAATGAGAGAGCAATCTCTCAGTCAGTGCGAAATCTTTTATTGACTACCTTTGGTGAAAGACCCTTCCAACCTGAGATTGGGTCTAGAGTCAAAGGACTTTTATTTGAGCAGTGGGATGTCTTTGCTGCGGATGCTATCCGTACAGAGATTTTTAACGTTATGGAAAGACTTGAGCCTCGTATTGAAGTGACAGAGGTCAAAGTAGATGATGCATCAGATAATAATGCTATTGAAATATCAATGGACTATGTAATCGTTGGACAAGAGTTAGTCCAAAATGTAGAATTCTTATTAGAGAAGACGTAAAATGCCTGCTATACCGTCACAATTAACTTCTCTAGACTTCTTTGAGATAAAAGAATCAATCAGGTCTTACCTAAGGACTAGGAAAGAGTTTACTGATTACGATTTTGAAGGTAGTGCTGCCTCATATCTTATTGACATTCTAGCCTATAACACATATTACACAGCATTCAATGCAAACATGTCATTGAATGAGGCGTTTTTAGAATCTGCAACTGTTAGAGATAACGTTGTAAGAATTGCAAAACAATTAAACTATACGCCACGCTCAATCAAAGCTCCTAAGGCATGTGTGCACATTAAGGTGCAAACTACAACTGCTTTGAATGGAATTACCTTCCCTGAGTTTTGTGTGTTGCATAAAGGAGATGTATTTGTAGCAGACAACGCACTTGATACGTTTACCTTCACATTAACTAGAGATATTCAAGTGCCAGTAGATACAGGCACAGGTATAGCAGATTTCTCTAACGTTATCATATATCAAGGTAACTTATTAACATATAATTACACAGTTGACTACACTAAGAATCAGGAATACATAATTCCTGCAGAAAATGTAGATACTGAATTATTAAGTATTGATATTTCACCTAATGCACAGTCTGAAGAGAAGGATACTTATAATCTAGCAGGAAATGTTACTTCTCTTGATGAAAACTCTCGTGTTTACTATCTTGAAGAGACTGACGACCAAAGATATAAGGCAATCTTCGGTGATGGTGTCATTGGTAGGAAATTAGTTGATGGTGAATACATCACTATGAATTATGTCACCACTTTTGGTGTCGAAGCAAACGGTGCAGACAAGTTTGCATTCATTGGACAGATAACTGACTCCGATGGTCGTGTGATACCTCCACAGGCGATTAAGACAACGACTATGGAGAAGGCTCAGCAAGGTGAAGACGCTGAGACATCATTGAGTATTAAGTTTAGAGCACCTAGGTCATACTCGACACAAAACCGTGCTGTAACTGAGTCTGACTACGAGCACATCGTTACTGAGATATACCCACAGGCAGCGTCTGTGACCGCCTACGGTGGCGAGAAACTAGACCCTCCTGTATATGGTAAGGTATACGTTGCAATTAGACCAAAAACAGGAAATAAACTGAATGCAGCGACAAAAGTAAAAATTGAAAAAGATTTAAAGAAGTTTGCGGTTGCATCTATCCAACCTGAGGTAATTGACCCAACCAGTTTCTACATTATTCCAAAAGTTTATGTTTATTATAATGGAAATGCTACCAATCTATCTGGTAGTCAACTAGGCACTAAAATTTTACAATCTATCGATGCTTTTAACAGAAACGGACAGACTAACCGATTTGATAATCGTATTGAAGGGTCAAAATTTGGTGCAATGGTCGATAATAGTGATACAGCAATTTCTGGTAATGTCACACAACTTATATTAGGTCAAAATTTAGACAAATTTGCTTTTGGGCAAGTTTTCACTCAATGTCTAAACTTTGGAAACCCATTATACGACCCAAGTAGTTTCTCAGGAGACTCACAGTGTGAAGGTGCAGAGCTTCGTGAGAAATGTAAGCCTAATTTCTCAGTTGTTAAGTCTGGCACATTCTATGCCACTGACTATACCGAAGATTTGGTTAATTTAACTACTGGCACTGTTACAAATGCTTCTACTACTAGCATAGTCGTTTCTACAAACGAAAATACACAAGTTTTAGTCCCTGTAAACATCAGAGATGATGGAATGGGTAATCTTATGTTAGTTACTACTAGAGATGAGACAGAAGTCATCTTAAATGCTGCTGTAGGGACTGTAGACTATCAAACTGGACAAGTTTGTGTAGGTCCTATAGCAATTCAACAAACACCTGATGGTACAGAGCAACTTCCAATCTCTGTTATGCCTGTTTCTCCAACTATTGAGATTCCACCAGGTGTAGACCCAACTTTCTTTAACCCATCAGTCAATCCGATTGATTATACTACTAACAATGTGCCGATTCCCGCATTTGACCCTAATAACTTTAGCGGTTATAACTTAGGTGACACAAGTGGTCTAAATATCATTGACTACCCCTCTGATACCTTTACGTATCCTGTAGATACCTCTTGTTTCTAGGTGAAGAATGCAAACGAAGAATATTAACGTATCGGATAGAGTTGAAAATCAACTTCCTGAGTTTATCAGGCAGGAAGATAGACAACTTGTAAATTTTCTCTTTGAGTATTACAAATCTCAAGAGAAAACAGGACGTCCTTATGACATTCTGAATAATCTGCTAAATTACCTCAATCTTGACAGTTATAGCTCTAAAACGCTGTCAAGCTCTACGTTATTGCTTGGTGATATTAGCACGATTGACACAAAAATAGAAATAGAGAGTATTGACGGATTTATCGAGAAAAATGGCTCGATAATGATTGATAATGAGGTTATATACTACGAAACTGTAACTCGAGGACCTGATGCCATCATTACACCAGGTGTATCGTTTCCACAATTCAATAAAAAGAAGCAACAACTAGAAAATCCATTTACTTCGTTTGATGGAGTCCAAACTCAGTTTCCTTTATCATTTTTAGGCACTCCTGTAGCACCTCCTAGTGCAGAGCACCTTATAGTCATCACATATAACGATATGTTGACACCTGGTGTCGATTATACCGTAGATGGCACAAATATAATTTTTACAACTCCACCTAGAGAAAGAAGTGGTGCTGATGACTCTGAATTTACTCAAATTACGTATTTGGTTGGATATGCAGACCAAAACATAATCACTATCGATGCTAGTCCTTACACTGAGTGGCAAGGCACAAAAAATTACCCATTAAGAGTTAATACTGTTGATTATAACCCAACATCTGATATTGGTCTAATAATTAACAAGAATGGTAGGTTACAAGAGCCATATACCGATTATACTGTTTTTGATACGACTGTAATCTTCAAAAACCCGATTGGTGCTGCAGATGAGATTGATATTAGGTCTGTTGAGTATATTGCACCTTCATATGGTAGTGGTGCAAGTGCAGTTGTTGCCGTAAACGCAAATGGCGAAGTTTCTAGGATTATTCCTAAAACAGGTGGTAGTAAATATCGTTTAGACTTCAATCCTAAGGTAACTATCACTTCTAACGAAGGAAGTGGTGCAACTGTTAGGTCTTTGATTGGTGGTATCAAAAATATCAACCTAATTGACGGTGGACAAGGATATACTTCATATAACCCACCTATTCCTGTTGTAGCAACTCCTACAGACCCTAATGGCACTCCTGCAAGAGTTTCATTGACTGTAAATGATGAAACAGGTCAAGTTGACACTATTACTATAGATGATAGTGGAAGTGGGTATGGTTTTATCCCATCTATCACATTTAAGAATCCATCAGGTGCTACAATCAGTCCTTGCACAATCGATAGCGAAGGTAGAGTAAATGTAGACAGTATTCAAGTATTAACAATGGGTAGTGGTTATTCTAACCCTCCTACTGTTTATATTGACCCTGCTCCTGCTGATGGTATCAATGCACAGGCACAAGCAAGAATAAACCAAGATGGTCAAGTATATGAGATACAAATAACCAATAGAGGTAGAGGATATGTAACTGCACCTAGAGTTGCTATCATAGACCCTGTTGGTGCACAAGTCCTTGATGTTACTGTTGCATCTGGGTCAGTTACTAACATCGAGATGTTAACAGGTGGTAGTGGTTACAATGATGCACCATCTGTGTATATTGTTGACGATAGGAAAGACGGATTTGGCGAACCTATTGGTGGTACTGGCGCAACTGCTGCAGCAACCATATTCAACGGTGAAATCACTGATATTAACATTACCAATTTTGGTAGTGGATATTCTACCGAGTTTCCTCCTAAAATCTTCATTGCTGCTCCTAAATCAGCAAGGGCATCTTTAGATGTTGGATTTGATGAAGTTACTGGATATGACGTAATAGAGCCTGGTAGTGGGTATTCACCTTCTGCCTTTTTAAACTGCTCTAGAGGGGTTTCTGGTGCTGTTACATACGACAATTACCATAACGAGATATATGCTAAGGAAGAGCAATTAAGACAGTCAAATCACCTTGCAGGAGCAAGTGTTGTCAATCTAGACAGTCTTTTTATTAGAGAAGTATTTGATAAGTTTAGAAGACAGTATTTACCTACTTTAGACATTGATTTAAACAAGGTAAACCCAGTACAGGTAATTAAAAATATTGGTGACTTCTATATCTCCAAAGGTACAGAATTAGCAACTCAATATCTGTTTAAAATTCTCTTTGGTGAGAATGTATCACTATTCTACCCAAGAGATGAAATCATCTCCCCATCCAACGCTACATGGGTCGTAGACACCGTTTTACGTGCTGAGTTGATATCTGGTGACCCTGCTAACCTAATTGACTCTCAAGTAGTCCAATATGCAGATGCTGTTGACCAAAATATCAAACAGGCAAACGCATTGATTGAAAACGTCATTACTATTATTGAAGGTACTGACACAATCTATGAATTAGCAATATCTGAAGAAACCTTAGCTGGTCAATTTAAAATACCTTATAAAACGACTCTAGTTGAGCCTTTATCTACAGATGGTCAAATAATCACGGTTGACTCAACTATTGGATGGCCTGAGAGAAATGGTACTATATTAATTAACGATGAAGAGCAAGTCCAGTATAAAGAGAAGTCACTTAACCAGTTTATCGAATGTACTCGTAGTAAGAATGGTATTGTAGAGGATTGGGACCCAGGCACTATTGTCCAGTCTGATATCTTCGTATATACCAATTTTGGCACACCTACCGAGTGTAAGATGAGAATTCTCGGTATTGCCGAGGCAGGTACAACAGTACTAAACGATACTGGGTCATATTACATAAAAGGTGATAAATTAAAGGTTGCTAACTTAGGTGCGACTGATATTGATGAAAGACTGACTTCTTGGTTATATAACGTCAAAAAACTTATTCAAGTTAGAGAAATTACACCAGGTGGTGTTAATAACCAGACTGCAACTGTAGTTTGCGATAATCCACATGGTTTACTTGTTTCTGACCAAGTTACCATCTATGGTGCAAACCCTGTTGTCTACAATGGCACATTTACTGTAACTGCACGTCTAGATGACTTTTCATTCTCTTATCAGTTAAATGTCCCTACTGAAATTATACCTGAGGGAAATATTCTATTATCTGTTGACTTAAACAGAGGTAAGTCAGATGTAACCTCTATCAACAACGTTGTTAGTGAATTTACGACTAATATACAGAATGCCTTCTTCAATGACTCATATGTTTATGTTGCAGCGTCAGGATTACCCAACTATAAGATAGGACCGTTTACTGGGTCTGCTTTGATACCAGGTAACCAAAGAAAGTTATTAAGATTCCCTAGAGTTGTCCAAACTATATCTGAGCGTCAAGATATCAATGCCAACAGTCCTATAGGTACATGGATTAATGGTGTATCTATCTGGGGTTACAAGTCTGGCGAATTTGTGCAATTCGGACCTTTAACACAGATTAGTGTTGATAATGTTGGTCAAGGATATGATGCAGGGTCAAAACCAACTGTAGAAATTACTGGTGGTGGAGGCACAGGTGCTGCAGCAGAAGTTGTCGTTAATGGTAGTCTTACATCATTTGATGTTACTGCAGGAGGTAGTGGTTACACAGAATCACCTCTTGTATCGATTGTTGGTGGTAATGGTAGTGGTGCAACTGCACAAGCAGTTATTACTGGTGGTAGAGTAACAAGAATCTTAGTTGAGCAAGGTGGTAGTGGATATACAGCACAACCCAGTGTTTCTATCACAGGTGGTGGAGGCACAGGAGCAGAAGCAACTGCTAATGTTAGAGGCTCTATTCAGTCTGTTAACATCACTAACTTCGGTACTGGTTATACCTCACTTCCTACTGTAAGAGTCAACTCTGGTGAAGGTGCACTAGCACAAGCGATTGTTATTAACGGTAGAATCGTATCTATCGCTATTATTAACTCAGGTAGTGGTTATACAACTGCACCTACTGTTATTATTAATGGAGATGGATTTGGTGCGATTGCAAAAGCAACTATCGGCACAGTTGGTGAAGATAAAGGGCGTGTATTAGGAATTACTATTACAAACAGAGGTATTGGTTATACACAGGGTAACACAACTATTAGATTAGAAGCAGTTGGTCAACTTGCAGAATTTACCCCAGAAGTCTTCAAATGGAATAAAAACTTACAATATGAATTAGAATCTAGATATGACTTTGCTAAGGGTTATGTCTTTACTGGATATAACAACCAGTTTGGTGGTGAATATGCTCACCTATCTGACCCTAAAGAATTAAGATATGTTGTTGGTGATAACGTATTCTTAAATCCTGTTACACAACAATTCCAAGAATTAGAATCTAATTTCCAACATTCTCCAATATTAGGTTGGGCATTTGATGGTAACCCAATATACGGTCCTTATGCATACATTGACCCCACTGACCAAAACAGTGGTATCAGAAGATTACGCACATCATACAAATTAAAAGAAAACGTTGTATATGATGAAGCAACTAACCCAAATCCTGCTAGAGTTGACGGACCTTTACTCTCTACTTTCCCTGCAGGTACATTTGTTGCTGATTACTTCTATGACTTCCAGTCTGGTGACTTAGACAACTATAATGGGCGTTTTTGTAAAACACCTGAGTATCCTGATGGCACATATGCATATTTCATTACTATTGATGCATCAGACACTGGTATTCCAGAATTCCCTTACATCTTAGGACCTCAGTTTAACTCACTTCCTGATAATTGGAATTTCTCTCAAACTGCAACACAAGAGAATATTCCAGATGGTGTTGTAAGATATAGAGACCCATATGTAAATGTTGATATTGATGTTGACCGTCAACCTAACCAAGAGGCAGATGTCCTTACTACTGAGATAGAAGGTTATCCTATTATCTTTGAAATACAGGATAGTAATAATGACGGTATTATTGACGCTAATGAGCAACAAGAAATACTTGAGATGTCAGAAGAGGCAACTCTACAGATTTACGATTACTTCCCAAGAGTATCTGCAGAATCTAGAGTTGACATTGAAGTTGAGACAACTACACAGTTTGAAGATGCACAGATAGATGGATTTGTTATTGAGAATCCAGGTGAATCTTATCAGGTTAATGATACCGTCTTCTTTGATGATGAAGGGACTGGTGGTTTTGGTGCATCTGCAATTATTGAATCTGTTAAAGGTAATACTGTATTAGGTTACACTAAAGAGATAATTGGTGACCGTCCTTATGGTGTTATTACAACTGATATCGGTCATGAGTTACGAGTAGAAGATGAAATCATTGTTAACTCAACTCCAGTTATTGACAATACTAATAAACTATTCAAAGTAAAGGTTGTTGCGGGTATTGAATCATTAACTGTTACACAAACTGGTAGTGGATACAATGCTGACATACCTCCTACCTTCGAGTTGATTACAGCACAAGGTCAGGATGCTGAATTACAAATTAATTTACTTAATACTGGTAATGTCAATACTGTTGATATTATCAACTCTGGTAATGGATACGATTCTGCTAATCCTCCCCAAATCCGTATTTCACATCCTCAGCAATTTAAGAAGACTCGTTACTGGATAGCAGAGTATCTTGAAGCACAGGGTAAAGTTGTTGTCAATGACATTCATACTACAGATGAGCGTTTTACATATATCTGTGGTACTATCATTGAGCCAGATGCAGACCAGTCTGGTTTCCTTGCTAAGTTTGATGACTTAGGACAGAGAGTTTGGGAGAGATATTACATCCCACAAAACCAGAATCAGAAGAAAGCTGAATTCATAAAATTAAAGGTAGACTCCTCACAAGAAAACGACGTCATTTATGTTACAGGCCAAACATATGACCCCAACAACGCAGTCTACAACCCAGACATCTGGTTAGCAAAATTTGAGTCTGGATTCAATAATGCTAACGAGCCAGATGGTATTTTACAATGGCAGAAAGCAATAGCGGGTATATCTGGTAGCACAAGAAGAGACTATATTACTACTATATGTCTTGACCAAGAGAATCGTATCTACATTGGTGGTTACACTGATTCTAACTCACCTGACCCTAATGACATTTGGGTTATTCAGTGTGATATAGATGGTAACCTAGTAGAGAAACGTAAGATTGCATCTGAAGATGGCTCAGAAGCAATGCATCAGATTATGTGGGTATCTGATGATAGATTCTTCTTCTGTGGTGTTAATGATGAAAATGATGACTTATTATTTGGTGAAATCTATTATGATGGAGCAAATATTGAAATTGACTACATTCGCCAGATGCCTGCTATCGGTGGATATGTTAGAGACCCACAATTCATCAAAGATGACTACGGTGATATTATCTTAGTCTTTAATGTCTATAATAATGCAACTGCGAAATATGACAAGATACAAGTTAATAAGTTTGCATATGCAACTGCAAAATCACAGTGGGAGTGGGCAAAGACAATTCAATTAAGTGGCACTGAATACCGTAACATGTATCATGCGGGTATAAGTGTTGACAAGTTTGGTAACTATACTCTTGTAAGTGATATTGATGAGTCTGAGAATAACAGATATTCCATTATAACTTACATGAAGTATAATGGCACTATACTTACTGAGACTAAAGTTGATGATACTGCAAATGTTGGATTTAGGTCTAAATTCCATTCTGTAGATAGTTCTGGTGACCCAATACTTGCTGTTGACCGTCAGGTACCTGACCAGATGGCATCATTCCGTTTCAATGATGATACTAACTTAACATTTGACCATACTAAACTTAATACTGGCACATGGCAGTATATTAACCAGTCTGAGATATCTGTAGATACAAATATCTACAAGTATGGCACAGGGTCAATGAAAATTAACTCTGCTGCACCTATCGCTATTACCAACCTTAATAAGGTAAGTGTTGAGTGGTCTGCTCAAGCGTGGTTTGCAATGAATACCACAACTTATCAGACTAATCATAAACCAATATTATTTGATGTGACACCTGTAACAGGTGATGTAATATTCTGTGAGTTAGATGGTGATGCTACATCACCTGGTTTTGGTAAGGTTTATATTCATCTTAATAACGTCCAAGTAGCAGGGTCTACTGCAGCAACATACTGGACAAGTTTTGGTGGAGGGGCGTGGAATCATGTCTTATTCCAAAAACGCCAAGAATCATTAGGTCTTTATAAGTATGAAGTTTATATTAATGGTAACCTAGCAGTTGAATATCAAAGCACTACAGATGTATCTCTAGATGCATTAACTGTTGCAGGACCTAGCACTGCACCTACATCTGCTAATTGCTATGTTGGTCATGTTGATGATTTAGTAATTGATGACGAAGCACCTTTCTCTGCAACCTTTGCTGCACCTACAGCTGAGTTACCTATCACTATGTCTGATAGTGATGTTGCTCTTATCAAGTTTGATAGACTGCACAGTAAAGCGGGCGATATTACACTGACTGGTTTAGCTAACCATACAACATATACCTTTAGTGACATAACTGCTAACACTCTATGGAGTAACGTCAATATTCCTGCAATCAGTGTATGGGAAGTAGGACCTGGTGGTCTTCAGATTCTTGATATGTCTCAGACAGTATCAACTCTGACTAATGCAACTTATTCACTTACTGCAACTAAGGAAGAGTATGGCACTAAGACATCTACAATACCATCTCCACAGGGTAGGTCATTACAAGTTACTGCAAACGTTGTTAGCAAATTCTATCTAAGAGATGCTCTATATCAGAAGATTGATAACGTCTTAGAATTTACATTTAATCAAGATGTAAAATTAACTAAGGGTAGCATTCTACAGCAATTCAATTCAGCAGGAATTACATCAGCATATGGCACGATTGTTGATGTCCCAGAAGGCACATTATTAAATCCTGGTTATGGTAACAAATATAAAGTTGGTAAGATTTATGGTAACTTTAATAATCAGGACAGATTCCGCACAACTGCTAATGATGTAAACCAGATTACAGGCACATATTTTGATACTTTAGAAGAGGAAGAGCCATGGCAGTCTGGTGTTGCATATAACACAGGTGATAGAGTTTATAATGGTAAGAGAATCTATGCAGCACAAGGTGCAGGCACATCAGGAACTATCTCACCTGTCCATACTACAGGTGTTGTAAGTGACGGAGTTATTAACTGGGCATTTATAGATGATGCAGGTAAATTTACTGTTAACTTACTAGAGCATCCATATCCTAGACCCCAGTATCTTGATGGCGACATGCCTGAGTGGGTACCTGGATTATTATATGCTACTGGACAACGTGTCTGGTATAAGTTGAATGTCTATGAAGTAGCAGTCAGTGGTGGTGGTGTTGCAGGCACAACTGCTCCTGTGCACACTTCTGGTGATTTAACAGACGGTGGTGTAACATGGACATTTGTAGAAACTAGAGAAGCAATCAGTCTTTATACAAGGTTGATGGGATACGACATGGGTAATAACTACTCAGTCCAAATTGTAGATATTCAACCTGGCTCTACATTCATTCCTGGCGACGTTGTTTCATTAAACAGTAATAACATAACTCTCGCTGAAGACGAGAAGAGTGTTGAGATATCTGGATTTGCGGGTGTTAAGAAAATACGTGTTGTTGCTAGATTAGAGAAAGATATTATCAGGACAGCAGAAGCAAGGACTGATACAGTATATGCAACTTCAAACAGTGCACATAACTTCTCTGCAGGAGACATTATATTTACAGAAGGATTCCAAGGCAATCAGTTTAATGGTAGTTTCTTCATTGACCAAGTATTAGGGTCTAGAGAATTTACATTTGCTATTAGAGAGACTGCACTAGATGACCCTGCATTTGTTAACAATGCAATCGCTAGAGTCAACGTATATGGTAAGCACCCAACCTTAGAGTTTACTAGAAATCATCAATACGTTTTTGATGTATCAGACCCCTCTAACTTTGGATACTACCTATCTTTCTCTCAGGATAACCAGTATAAACTTGAATACTCTTTCAACAATATTGAGAGAGCAGGCACACCAGGTATTGATGCTACTGGGTCTAGCTCACCCTTTGTTAAATTCTCAGTATTAGGTGATGTTACTAATATCTCATACTACTTTGACCCATCTAGATTAGGTGCAGATTCACCTGTTGGTGCTAACTCATTTATTGATGTTATTACAACTCCTTTCCAAGGCACATTTACCATATCAGAAATTGTAACTGATTTCCAATTCAAATTCCCATTATTAAAAGAACCAGAAAGGTCAGCTGCAGAAGTTATAACAGATGAGTTTGATAATCCATATACCTTCTATTCTACAACTTCTACAAGAGCAGTAGGACCTATCAACAGTATTAAACTTGTTAGCCCAGGTGGTTTCTATCAGAAGTTACCTATTATTAGTGATATTGCATCATTCAGACAGATTGAAAAGATTGTAGTTACTGATGGAGGTACAGAATATGCACCAGGCATCTATTATGATGTGCCTATTAATGGAGATGGTGAAGGTGCTAAGGCAACTATCACTGTAGAATTAGATGATGAAGTTGGGTCTGGCACAATTACCAATGCAGCAGTTACCGACCCAGGTAAAGGATATACAACTGCATCTGTTGATATTGATGCTATTCCAGGTATCCTAGGTAGCACACTTGCAGGTTCTGGTGGTGCAGTAAATGTTATCATTCCATCTGAAGGTAGTGGTGCATCTGTATTCTTAACTGGTAAGAATATTGGTAAGATTAAGAGACTGAAGAATAATGAATTTGGTTTCGGTTATTCACATGACTATACTCTGAAACCAGAGATTACCTTCCCTGTAAACTTACAACTCTTCAATACATCTATACTTGCACAGATTAAGATTACAAATCCAGGTTCTGGATATACTTCTACTCCTGCGGTTATAATCGAAGGTGGTGGAGGTACAGGTGCTGCTGCTGAGGCAGTTATTAAGAATAATCGTCTTTCTGAAATCATCATCAAAAATCCAGGTGGAGGATATTCATCTGAGCCTACTGTAACTCTAAAATCAGAATTTAACTATGTTGTTAACTTAGACCTTAACTATCTACAGTTTAACTTCCCACATGGTA